CGCGCAGAAGTGGACGACCAAAAGTGGCAAACCTTCTAGCAAGACCGGCGAACGCTACCTCCCCAAGGCAGCTATCGAGTCTCTTACACCTTCAGAATACGCTGCCACAACTAAGGCCAAACGCGCAGGAAAAGCCGCAGGCAAACAGTTTGTCAAACAGCCTCCCAAGATTGCTGCAAAAACCGCAAGGCATCGATAATGGCAACCTCCGGCACCGCTACCTTTAATCTCGACCTCAATGAGTACGTCGAAGAAGCATTCGAAAGATGCGGTGCTGAGTTGCGCACGGGCTATGATTTGCGCACTGCAAGACGGTCGTTAAATTTGTTGTTTGCAGATTGGTCGAATCGCGGCATAAATATGTGGACGATTGAGCAGGGCCAACAAGTCCTGACCGCTGGCACCAATACCTACACGCTGCCCGCCGATACGGTGGATCTGATTGAGCATGTGATTCGCACGGGCGCGGGTAACGTCTCCACGCAGACGGACCTGACCATCACGCGCATCAGTGTTTCTACCTACTCGTCTATCCCGAACAAGCTGCAGCAGGCAAGACCTATTCAGGTTTACATCAACCGCCAAGCAGCAGCGCCGCAGTTCACGGTGTGGCCCACGCCTGACAATTCTCAGACGTACACGTTTGTCTACTGGCGGCTTCGCAGGATTCAGGACGCTGGTGCGGGCGGGACGTACACGCAAGACATTCCGTTCCGTTTCCTCAATGCGTTGGTGTCAGGACTGGCCTACTACCTGTCCATGAAGATCCCCGGTGCGATGGAGCGGATGCAGGTGCTAAAGGCGCAGTACGATCAGGACTGGGATCTTGCCTCGACGGAAGATAGAGAGAAGGCAGCGGTGCGGTTCGTGCCAAGAGAGCAATTCATTAGTTGATCATGGCGTTCAAAACACGCGAACAGGCACTTGCCTATTACAAAAAATATAACGCGGAGAACCGCGATGCGCGTAATGCCGCCCGCAAAAAATGGAACGATGAGAATAAAGAGTATAGGCTGCTTAAACAAAAAGAGTATGCGCAAGCAAATGCTGATAAGCTAAAGCAGTATTATTCTGAGTACAACGCCAAAAGGCCAAATAGTAGTGAGTACCATAAAGCGTACTATGAAACCAATAAAGCGCGTATAGCTGAGCAAAAAAGAGAGTATCGTGAAGCAAACAAAGAGCGACTAGCTGAAGCAAAAAAAGTTGATTACGAAGTTAACAAGGAAGCACGATTAGCTCAAAAGAAAGAGTATCGCAAAAAAGCTGCAGGCAATATTGCATACCTAAATGCGAGCCGCAAAAAAGCGGTACGAGAGCGCACTCCAAAATGGTTGTCAAAAGATGACAGACTGACAATGAAGTGTGTCTATGCCATAGCAGCAATGCTGACTCGACGCAATGGTGAGCCTTGGCATGTAGATCACGTAATACCTCTGCAAGGCAAACACGTTTCTGGGCTGCATGTGCCGTTAAATTTGCGCGTCATGCGTGGCGCTGAGAACATCTCAAAAAAGAACAAATTTGAGGTGACGCATGTCTAACCGCTTCGCAAACGGCGCAAAGGCATTCGGTTTCTGCGACCGTTGCGGATTTCGCTTTGACCTCAAAAAGCTCAAAAATGAGGTCATCAAAACAAAGCGTACAGCCATAAAATCGTGCCCGCAGTGTTGGAGTAAGGATCACCCTCAACTTTTGCTAGGTATGTTTCCCGTGTCCGATCCGCAGGCCCTGCGTGAACCGCGTCCAGACACAAACACTTGGTACTTGTCTGGTGTGACTGCTACGGGCTCGTTCGGCGGGGGTAGCAGGGTGATTGAGTGGGGCTGGGCACCGATAGGTGGGTCCAGTGGTTTTGATGCGCCCCTGACGCCAAACAGCTTGGTCGGGCAGGGATATGTTGGTACAGTTACCGTGTCCGTTTCCTAAGGAGCGATGATGAAAGATGTTCACAAGCACGAACGTGCGATGCACCCCGGCAAGCCGATGACCAAGCTCGCCAAGGGCGGGAAAGCCTTCAAGAAGGGCGGTCCCACCACTGAGGACCGTCTGAAAATGGGCAAGAACATGGCCCGCGCCATGAACCAGAAGTCGGGGTGAAACATGATGAAAGCCAAGAAGCTGCCCCCTGCTAAGTCGGGGCTACCGCAAGAGATCGAAACCCTCAAGGACGAGATCTGCATGGTCGTGGGGAACATTGCTATGGGCAAGCCGCCCGCTGTCAAGACCTCCGGGATCAAGCAGCGTGGATCTGGTGCCGCTACGCGGGGCTTTATGTCTCGCGGGCCGATGGCGTGAGGTGAAACTTGAACTACTCCGAGTTGCAGACTGCTGTTGAGGATTACACCGAGAACACTTTCTCGGCGGCTGACTTCGCCACAATGACGGAGCTAGCCGAGCAGCGTATCTATAACTCGGTTCAACTTCCCAATTTGCGGAAGAACACCACGCTTACGTTGACCATTGGCAACCCGCTACTTGTAGTACCGGCAGACTTCTTGTCTGCGTTTTCCTTTGGTGTGAGCGTTGCGGGAGTGTTCAGTTACTTGCTGAACAAGGATGTAAACTTCATGCGGGAGTCATTCCCAAGTGTTGCTGTCACTGGGACGCCGCAGTATTACGCCCTGTACGGGACGCAGACGGGCACGCCAAAGATTCAATCGTTCTTGCTTGGCCCCACGCCCAGCGCTGCTTTGAGTGCAGAGTTGGCGTATTTCTACTACCCGGAAAGTATCGTCACGGCAACGACCACATGGCTGGGTGACAATTTTGACAGCGTGTTGTTTAACGCAGTCATGGTTGAAGCGGCGCGGTTTATGAAGCAGGAGCCTGACATCGTGGCCGAGACGAACAAGCAGTACGTCCAATCGCTGACCCTGCTGAAGAACCTGGGCGAAGGCAAGAACCGTCAAGACGCATACCGTACAGGGCAGGTCAGGACACAGGTGGTCTAAATGGCTTTGGTACAAACGCTATGCTCTTCGTTCAAACAGGAGTCATGGCTGGCTATCCATGATCTGGATACCGATGTCCTGAAGATGGCGCTCTATACGAGCGCTGCTTCTCTTGGTGCAGACACCACGGCCTACACCCTCACAGGTGAAACGTCTGGCACAGGCTACACCGCTGGGGGCGAGATCCTCACCAATGTCCAAGTGCTTCTTTCTGGCACCACGGCGTATGTGACGTTTGACAATCCTGCTTGGCCGGGGTCCAGTTTTGTCACCCGTGGGGCGTTGATCTACAACTCCACCAAGGCAGACCGTGCGATTGCGGTGCTGGACTTTGGGGCTGACAAAACTGCCGGTCCAAATTTCACGGTGCAGCTTCCTGCTGCTTCTGCCACCACGGCGCTGATCCGATTCGCTTGAGGTAAGAGATGCCATCAACCTTTACCAACAGTCTTCGGCTTGTCCTTCCGGCGACCGGGGAACTGTCCAATACTTGGGGCACGGTGTTCAATGCCGGGGCAACCTCACTGATTGACACATCGATTGCCGGGACTGCCAGCATCACGATGACGGCAGCGAACTACACGCTGTCAAATTCCAACGGGGTAGCAGACGAAGCGCGGGCTATGTTTATCGTCCTTGGCGGCACGCCAGGAGCTTCGTATCAGGTTATCTGCCCTGCGGTCAGCAAGCTGTACTTTGTCACCAACAACACCGGGTTTGCCCAGACGGTAAAGACCTCTGCTGGGTCGGGAATCTCGGTGCCTAATGGGGCCAAAATTGTACTGCGGTGCGACGGTACAGATGTAGTTGAAGCGCTCAATTACGTCGGGTCTCTGACGCTTGGTACAGCGTTGGGCGTGGCTTCAGGTGGCACCGGAGCCGCTACGTTCACAACGAACAACGTCCTGCTCGGCAACGGTACTTCGGCTTTTCAGGCGGTGGCTCCGGGCACGGCGGGCAACATCCTCACAAGCAACGGTACAACTTGGCAAAGCACGGCCCCGGTTGCAAGTGGGGTTACCACAATCAGTTTTGGTTCTACCGGGTTGACGCCTAGCACGGCTACGAGTGGTGCTGTGAGCGTGGCGGGGACTTTGGCAATTGCCAACGGCGGCACGGGTGCAACTACTCTCGCGGGCGCGAACATCCCTGTAGTTAACGCGGCAAACACATTTACTGCACTTCAGACCTTCAGCGGCTCCACCAGCGTTGCAGCAACAAAACTGACCAATGCCAAGGAAGTGGCTACTGTCAGCGCAACCGCTGCAACAGGCACGATTGCCTATGATGTGACAACGCAGTCTGTTCTGTACTACACCAGCAATGCGTCTGCCAACTGGACAGTAAATTTTCGAGGATCCAGCGGAACGTCTTTGAACACTTTGATGGGCACTGGGGAATCCATCACCGTAGCATTCCTTGTGACTCAGGGTGCGACGGCGTACTACAACAGCGCAGTGCAAGTGGACGGCGCATCAGTAACACCAAAATATCAAGGCGGTACTGCCTGGACCGCAGGCAATGCTTCAAGTATTGACGCCTACACATACACCATCGTTAAAACAGGCAGCGCCGCGTTTACTGTGTTTGCTGCCCAAACGCAGTTCAAGTAAGGAGTAAACGATGCCTTTGCTTGGAACAAGAGGTGCTGCCTCTGCCCGTGGCTTCGGGATGTTTGGCGCACGTACGTTCCCAAATTGGATTGGAACATTGACTGCGGGGTCCAATATATATGGGGGTAGCGCAGTAGCTGATTCTTCTGGGAACATATATGTTACTGGATCAAATGGCACTGGCGGCACAACTCTATACTTTCAAAAATTAAATTCAACCGGTGTTATTCAGTTTCAAAAGCAATTACAAACATTTGCGGACGGGGTTGATATAGCAATCGATACCGCATCAAACTTATATATTGCCAATAATGAAGGATCAAGCAACGGTATTGGTGTAATTAAGTATGATTCCAGCGGAACGCTACAGTGGCAAAGAAAACTTGTTCCTGCATACAATCCAAATAGAACCCAAGGAATTGCGGTTGATAGTTCAAATAATGTGTATGTAGTTGGAACGGTTGTAACTACTTCCGGTGGAAGAAATGACCTGTTCTTAGCAAAATATAATTCAAGCGGTAGTTTGCAATGGCAAAGATTAATAAACGCCGCTAGCAATAACACAACAGGGAGTAGTATACAAGTTTCCTCTTCTGGTAATGTGTATGTTGCTGGAACAGCTGTCCCAAGCAGTAATTTTGATATGTTTGTTGCCAAGTACGACACAAGCGGCACCATCCAATGGCAACGAAGTATTGATAATTCTAGTAGTTATGATCAGGGAAGGTCTTTAGCGATTGATTCTTCAGAGAATGTATACGTTGTAGGGGGAACGGCTTTTAATGCCTTTGTTGTAACAAAACTAAATACAAGTGGCACTTTGCAGTGGTCACGAACTTTGTCCGCAACTAATGCAGACCCATGTGGCTCTGCAGTGGATTCTGCTGGAAATGTTTATTTATTGGGGATGAATTACGTTGGACCTAATCAATGTATTTTAGCAAAATACAACACAAGTGGCACCATTCAATGGCAGAGAAGTTTTACCGATATATTC